GTTGTGGCTTACAATGGTGATCTGGTAGAATTGTTAGGTTCAAATCCTTCGGGACAGAATCTTACAGTTTACATTAATTCCATTGTTAATTCTTTGCTTTTCCGTTCTGGATATTTTACTCTTCTTGACTCATCTGCACCTTCGTTTAGGAGTGTGGTTTCTCTGATTACTTATGGCGATGATGCTAAGAGTTCCGTTCATGATTCCATTACATCGCAATTTGATCATATTAAGTTTGCTAAATTTTTGGATTCGGTTGGTATGAAGTTTACTATGCCAGATAAGAGTTCTGAAGCAATTCCATTTATGAGTGATGAGGATGCTGATTTGTTGAAGAGGAAAAATGTTTACATGGAGGAATTAGGGCACTGGGTTGGTGCACTTGATGAGGAGTCTATTTTTAAAGCTCTACATTGTGTGTTGAAATCTAGTGCCCTCTCCCCAAAGGAACAAGCCGTCCAAAATATTGATAACGCCATACAGGATTGGTTTTATCATGGCCGTGATGTCTATGAAAAACGGCTTGGACAAATTAGATTAGTTGCTAGGGAGACGAAGTTAGATGTTTTGTGCAACAATCTGGATTGTTCATTCGAACATTGGGTTGTGCGATGGCGCAACAAATATTTGGGTGAACAACACGAGACGCCGGAACTTGATTGTTCTTGGCGTCTTTAAATATTGGATTAATGGTACTGCCTATGATACCTTCGCATGGTGCGTAAAAGAAACATAGGCTGTGTATATATGGTTACCGTACGCATGTTGTGGTTTTGCATATTCCACGTTTGTTGTATAGGCTTTATACATATTGAGCTGAGCCCTCGTGTTCAACCCCTATTTAGGGGGGCTGTTAGCTCGCAGCAAAATTGTGCACGTTGTATGTAGTTTGAGTGTACTACATGTCATACGTATTATATACTTACTTCTAAATTAAATATAAATATAAATGACAAGAAAGACCATGAGGATACGGAACAAGTTACTACTTTTATGGATGGTAACCCTTCGTGGTCGTATGAAGTTCCAACATCTCCCGATGCCACAATGTCTACTATTTCAGGGGAAAATGAGGGGCTTGAGGATTTTTTCTCACGACCCATTCGTATTTTTACTTTGAATTGGGCTGTTGGCTCAACTGTTTTTGAATCTTTTGATCCTTGGTCGCTATTTTGGGAGAATAAGCGAAATATCAATAGAATCAACAATTACAATTTATTGAGGTGTAGGATGCATGTATCTTTTAAGATAAATGGAAATGCGTTTCACTATGGTCGTATTATTGCGTCTTATATCCCTTTTCAGGGGACGAATTCAATCGACGATATGACTGTTGACCGTGCATTTTTTATTCAGGATGTTGTGGAGGCGAGTCAACGACCACATGTTTATCTTGATCCTACTACTAATTCAGGTGGTGAATTGGTGTTACCTTTCTTCTATTTTAAGAATTATCTTCAAATTCCAGCTGCTGAATGGCGTGATATGGGGAGTATTATTATGCATACAATTAATCCCCTTAAGCATGCGAATGACGCCACTGATACTATTACAATACAAGTGTATGCTTGGGCCACTGATGTTGAATTTGGTGTTCCTACTGCTCATGACGCGAGCACACTTGTCCCACAGTCTTTACCCGAATATGAGTCTCAATCCGGAAAAGGAGACAGTTCTTCACAAAAGAAGAAAAGTGGGTTTACGTCTACCCAGAATAAAAAGACGCCTCCGCAGGATGAGTATGACAAGAGTGCGGGTGTTCTTTCGAGGCCTCTGTCTACCTTTGCGAAGATTGCGGGAATGCTTGAGACGGCTCCTGTTATCGGACCTTACGCGAAAGCTACTCAAATTGCTGCTACTGGTGCTTCAAATATTGCTAGACTTTTTGGCTATTCTCGCCCAGTTCAAATAGAGGGTACCACCTTCTTTAAGAATCAATATATCGGTAATTTGGCCAATACAAATGTAGTTGATAATTCTACTAAGTTGGCTCTTGACATTAAGCAAGAGACCACTGTTGATAGTCGTGTTGCAGGACTTGATGGATCTGATGATATGGTTATTAAGGCAATTGCGATGCGTGAAAGTTATTTGACTAGTTTTAAATGGCGGATTTCAGATATAGTTGATAATGGTTTATTTGCAATTAATTTGACACCAGTTTTGTTTAGTGTTTTAACAACTGGTTCTACTGATGAACACCATTTTACTCCTAGTTGTTTTATTTCTCAACTATTTCGTTTTTGGCATGGTACTATGGAAATTCGTTTCCAATTTGTGTGTAGTAAATATCATAAGGGTCGAGTGAAGATTGTTTATGACCCCAGTGACGTGTCACACCTGAGTGGTGATAATGAGGATAATATTAACTATTCACAGATTGTTGATTTAGCAGAAACTCGTGATGTTACTATTAAGGTTCCATGGGGCCAAGATCGTCATTGGCTGAATACTGATAATGTTTCCCTTCTTGGTGGTTCCGAGAATTTTGGTGTACCCGGTTCTTTGTCTCATTTTGGACTTGATGCTAGTAATGGGCAACTTGGCGTTTTTGTCATCAACGAGTTAACGACGCCTAATTCAGTTGCAAATAATGATATCACTGTTAATGTTTTTACAAGAATGTGTGATGATTTTTGTGTTATGAATCCTACTGGCTCCCGTATTTCAAATCTCACATACTTTCCTCAATCTTGTCCAGAAGTTGAAGATGATGAATGTTTGTGTGATGTTATTTGCACCTCTTTCGTCTACGAAAAGCAGTCTGCGCCTGAACCAGAAGTGGACATGGAAAATAATTCCGAGCAAGATAATGCTCCAGTTTCCCAGGAAAGTTGCAATCTCGACATTGGTATGGTCGAGAAACAAGATCCGCAATTTTTTGATGTTTATCCTGGTGAGACGATTGAGTCGCTTCGTACTCTATTAAAGCGATATTGTTATCATTCTTCTTATGGTCCCACTACAGCTACCAGTGGAACGTTACGAGTGAACCAGTGTACTTTTCCGTATTATAGGGGTGATCCTGCTGGAGCTATTTATACTACCACTGTACCTGTTGGCACGTGGAATTTTTGTATGAACACGTTTTTAAATTATATCACTCCTGCATTTGCTGGATGGCGTGGGGGTTTACGTTGGAAGGTAGTTATGGATTCGACTAGTCAAAAAGCTATTGGTAACATTGTTTCGATAATGCGTCGTGCTGATGAGCGCGCCGTGATTTTGGATACATTTTCTAACGACTGGGACACAGTCAGTAGTAATGGTGCCGTTAGTACTGCTGTTCGCGCGGACGGCGCCCAAAATAGGCTATTTACGGCTACTGGTTCTCGTGTGATTAACGAGACTATGGATGGTTGTGTCCTAAACCGCTGTGATGCTGGTGCTGTCGAAGCTGAATTTCCATGGTATTCCAATTTGCGATTCACTCCCGCGAAACTGCAGAATAAGACTACTGCAGTTGATTTTACGGATTATTTCTTTACGACATCATCAATGTTTCAGGGAGCCAGTGATATCCAGGAGATTCATACTTATTGCGCAACAGCAGAAGATTTTAATGCGTTCTTTTTTACAGGAACGCCCGTTGTTTATGTGAGCAACAACCCGTCGCCTTAATCGACGTTAAACTAGCCATGTGGTGACCGCATGGGGGGCATTTATGTCCTAGGACAGGGGAAACCCTGCGCTTTGAAATTATAAACTGAAAGGTTTTTAAAATACTGGCGCGGGGCTTGATGTCCCCGCCTCAGTGTGGAGTTTTACTTCCAGGAGACCACA